GAACTAAGTCTGCACTGAAGCCTTGTACTGGATAATTAAGTATCTGAGTGGCATTCGATACTCTGTCTGCTTTGGTTCTAGTGACATTCGGCCAGAAATACTGACGGCCACTAGGTGTGGTTACTGTGCCATCTTTTAAGGTGCCATTCATTAGTGACTGATGCCAGCCGTATATACCCTCATAAATCTCATAGAAGCGGCTGAAGTATGCCTTTATATGCTCTGGTTGACCGGCTCCAGTGCCTCCAAATAGTGGTTGAAAGCTGGCCCACTTATGACCCTGCCGCTCATCCTTGCTGACTTCGTTAGGCGGCTTCTGTAGACATATACTTGCAGTCTGTCTGTGGATGTCCTTACCCTCTAGTACGTCTGCCAAGCCTTGACTGTCTCTCGACAACTCACACGCCGTTCTAAATTCAAGCGCGGAGTAGTCCGACTCTAAAAGTAGACCGTTTGGGAACCGACTGACAAAGCACTTACGAACAGGGAAACCTCTCTTAGGCTGGTTCTGTAAGTTCAACGACATACCGCCGCCACTCGACAGTCTGCCCGTAGAGGCAATGCACTGATTGAAGTTTGCATGGAGAAACCCGCTTGCGCGAGTACCTCTCTTAATACCAGCCACGAAGCTATCCAGATAAACAGAGACCGCACTTAGGCGAGACAGCTTAGTCAGGAACTCTACGGCTGTAGCATTATCCTTGCGCTCTGCCTGTTCAATCAGACGCTGTATAGTAACCTTGTCAGACTTAAACCCGCCGATACTGGCATCGTAGGCTGTACTAGGAGCCATCTTCAGGCCAGCAACTACACCCGTCGAGGTGTATATCGCTCCTACGCCATTACATACAGCACACCGAGACCTATTCTTATAGGGATCACCCTGCACACGATACTTCTTACCTAACTTAGTCTTAGTTTTGACCTTGTACTTCTGGATAGTACCGGAGCCGCCACAGTCAGGACACTGCGAGGCTGACTGCTTCATAACAACTCTGGTTGTGGTCCGTACTGCGTCCACAAACTTATTAGGATACTTGATGAACTCGAAAGGTGGCCTGAGTGACTTACCGGCTTCGTTGGTTCCGATGTTAAACGTCTGCTTGTGTATGGCCTTGTCGATGACTTCCCGCGAGTAGATCACTCTGGTCATATCATCGCCAGAATTTAGGTTAATGGGAGTGTCACCCATCACCTGTTCAACAATACGCTTCAGGTCTATCTCTAGAGCGGCCTTCTCTTCGGTAAACTGCACCTCAACTTCTGCCAGAGCATCCCTATCGATCTTGACCCCGTTCATCTCTATCTCGCAGAGAAATAAAAGCATCTCATTCATAAAGGGAATGACCTTCTTCAGGCTGAGATTATGCTCACGGGCTAGGATGTCTTGCTGGGCAATATACAATTCACCACAGGCCTTAACGTCAGCCTCTGCATATTCATTGACAATATCTAAAGGCATCTCTGAGAAGTCGATACCTTCCCTGAACATATCATCAATCAATTCGGACTTTTTAAGGCTCTTAACTTGCCGTCTGATTGCACTCTCTTTTAGAGACAGTGGTCTACGCTGACCTTTGGCAAGCAAGTACTCAACTATCATAGTGTCATACACCAGCGGCGGTAATTCAAAGCCCATCTCTAGCAGCCACTCAGCATCGAACTTCGTATTGTGGCAGATCATGCCCTCTGCTTCAGCGAGGTGCTGCTTCAGGCGGTCTATCCCGTCAGGCGACTGTAGCTCCTTGTGATACCAAATGTCTTTGTGAACCTCATCCACAGTCTCCAGCCCCAGCCAACCGTAGTAAGCAGACACACACCGATTGTCAGGGTTCTTGGGGCTGTTATCTATGCGGCCATCTATTCTCTTAACCGTTGTCTCTAAGTCTAATACAAGCCATTTCACCACGGTGGCTCCCCATTCTCATCCAACTCTGGACGTTTAAATGAGAGGTCACGCACTACAGGCTGCGGCTCAGGCTCAGGGTTAATTACGCCAACTTCTTCCAGAAGCAGCGCAAGGTGCGGCGGCAGATCATCACACTTCATAGCGAGAGGTCTGTGAGTTCAGGTTACAGAGAACTGTACCGTGCCAGCCACTGATCTTATTCTTCATCACTGTGATCCATCGACTAGGGTCATCAGGATTATCAGGATCATTCATTCGGCCTATGCCTAGCATGACATCACTCTCAGCCGCCTTACCCAGCTTACTGCCTTCCATCATGGACATGGTGATACGGGTCTTGCCTTCAGCTTCAGCGGATGCTTGTGATAGCCCTAGTATAGCGCAGTCAAACTTCTTAGCGGCCTCACGTAGACGGTAGTAGAGTTCTCTCAGTCGTTCATGCCCAGAGTTAAATTGCTGAGTGAGTGCAATCTTGTCTGCCATATCGACGATAACCACATCGAACTTCTTCTTATTCAGATAAGCCTCAAGCATCTGGATATCCCAGCCTTGAGCATCGACAAAGGTCAGCCTCTCCTTTATACCAGCATACCGTGCAGCGGCTCCACGGCTGTCAAAAGCAATCTCATCCTTAGTCATACCAGTGTAGGCTTGCACCGCACGTAACTTGGTACGCTTACCAATCTCTTCGTTGGCTATGTAACCTACTCTAGCACCTTGAGCGCAGAAACCTGCCGGTGCAGCACACAGACTTATAGCAAACGCAGTCTTACCTACATTAGAGTAGGCAGCTATGACACCAAACTCTCCTCTACCAATTCCGTAGACCTCTCTAGAGAGTGTGTCGATGTTGAACTTGAAGCGGTTATCATTACTGACAACGGCCAGTAGTTCATCGATGTCATCAGTTACTTCGTTAGCGAAGTCATCAGGCATGTATCCCTCAGAGACACGGTCTAGAAGAGACTTTAGTAGGTCCATTGCAGAGGCATCACCCTCAGACATCTTTATGCCAAGGGTGGCTATGTCGAGGCCGATATGCTGACGCCATAGGTTTTCGATGACATCAACAGCCACTACATCATCGATCACTTCGGCACTGGATACTGAATTGATTAGGTCTTGAATATCGGCTGTCCAAGCACCTGTGCTAGTAGGATTGTTGGCCTTCCAGTAGCTGAATAATTCTAGTGGGGTAAGGTCTTTTTCAAATGTATCATGCATTGATACGATGGTTGTGTAGACTTCTTTAAGTGTATCATCAAAAAGTGAGGGTCTAAGCTTTGCCTTGTTTTCGCTATAGAACGAATTACTGAGGCAGCTTTTAAGTAATGATTGGTCCATTTAACTCTCTTAGCTGTTAACGTATTAATAAGATGTCATTGTAACACAGCCAATAGAATAAAAAAAGCCCCCACCGAAGTGAGGGCTAAATTTCTTTTTCGTTTAGTTTTAGTTAGTTAGCTCTGAACTTCATCTTATTCAGATCAACGGCTCCGGGTTCACCCCTACGCTCCCTAAGCTCAACTTGATAGTGTACTATGCGTGGATTGCCCTTGCAGTAATCTGCTATCAGTTTTTCCAATGCTACTTCTTCTGCGGCGGCTTCCTTGAAGCCCCCATCAATTGACATGTCAATAATCGCTATGCCTCTGGCTTTCATGTTACCATTCCCTTTTCTTTAACGTCTGTACTGGTATCGTAGACGAATACTTGATGTCGCAGCCGATTGCCTGCGCCTATGTTAAATTATGTTAAGCGGAATACTGGTGGAGCTAAGGCAACTATTGGACTGCACCAAACATCTATACCCGCCCAATCAGAAGTAGTTCTGAGAACTTTCTTACTAAGTATGCGGAGATATTTTCTGTAGTGAGCGCCGTAGTTCTTTCTAAGATACGAACCTGTCCAGTGATGTGTTACAAGACACATATGAGGTGACCTCATACATTCAAATTTTTCACAGTTCATTACTTAACACCTCTACAAGCTGGTTAACTGACAGGTTTTTTAAATCCTCAGAAGTAAACCTAATCAGTAAGCTTTTATCTATACTCCTAGCTGTTGTTATAGCCTTAGACGAAGCGTCTTTGTCAAGGACCAAATAACAAGCATCATATTTATTTAGCGACTTTTTTAAGCAATTACTTACGCGAGTACCTAGTAAAGCTATCCCTACAAAGCCGTTAATTCTACTAACAGAACAGGCTGATGGTGTATCCTCAACAAGAACGGCTGTTGATCCAACACCTACGTGTATGCCTTCATCCAACACACCGTAAGTCAGCCACTTAGGTCCATACTTCTTTAAGGATCTACCTACAGCGCCTGTGTCTGTACAGAATAGTACTCTGTCCTCTGCCGGTGCGTATCGGACATCTATGTATCCAGCTTCGTAAGCCTCTAGGCTGTTGTTCTGGTCTAGATAGTCGATTGCTGGCTGATGATTACGGGCTGGAGTAGTGATCGAAGGGATAGGCTTTGGCTCTCTAGTCTTTTGCTGTACAGCATCTGCTAGATAATTCTTAGCTGCCTGTAGACTTCTCTTGCCTTGATATATGCCTTTGCCATTACAGCTTGCTCTAAAGCAATACCACTTTAGCTGGCCGTCTACTTTAGAAATAGACAGCTTCTTCAAGCCACCACAGAAAGGACACTGGATTACTTTAGTGTCTCCTTCCCGTATGGGGATAGCCTTGATGACTTCTAGTTGTTCGAGGTAGGTCATTGGTCTCTCTTAGTCATTGGTTGGTAGTTGGTTTGGTATTCTGCCTCTCCAAAGAGACAGCGTCAGCTTATACAGTTATTCGCATCTGTCAACACTTAATTAGGCGCATTTAAAAACAATTAGTGTTAACAGGCATTTTGCAGATATCCCGAATTATCCAATGAAATCAATGGGTACGGTTAATCAATTGGTCGTAGGTTCGATCCCTACCGCCGGAGCCAAATTACTGATATTAAACAATAAAATGCCTCCGACATGGGTAAAGTGGCATGGCAGATTCCAGAGTTGCAGACTGCCACTTTTGCCATTGTGATCAGTATCCGTCCACTGATTCCAAACGAATGTAGAAGTCAGAGCCGTTGATATAACTCATTTCTTGTTCAGCCACCGACTTATGGATAGTCTTGTGGGCCAGTAGCTGGTGGGTACGTGAGCAGTAGTAGCATAGCTTAATCATCACCACCCCCTAAGCATGGCAGAAGAATCGTCTGCTTACAGTAGCGCGGGAACTCGTCATAAGTCATAGCAATCAGTATCGGTAGGCCCGCTATGAGGAATGCGACTACGGCAGACGCCTTGATTGCGCCGTTGATGTTACCTGTCTTCTTCATCTAGACCTCGCTTAACCAATGCTATGAAACCGGCTTGGAATATCTCCTGAAAGACTTCAGGGCTAAGTTCTATCTGTATAGTCGCTGACCCGTCTTCATGCTCTTCCAGTTCTATGATTTTGATTTCGTTATTCATGCCGCCTTCTCCTTGGCTCGCTGCCTCTCATCATCACTCATTGGCCGTATGTACGGGTAAGCCTCTCCCATCAGCGCAGCCCAGCTTACTGGGAACAGCCCTCGCATGATGTCGCTAATCTGATTGGCTACTACACGGCTCTCATACTGCGTGTCAGAGGCACACCGTAGGCTGCACATCTTGCTGATGGCTTTTAAGCTACCGCTCCAGATCCAAGACGATAGCATCGACTGCGGCAGAACCATGCGAGCCATCTCTGGAGCTACACCTACTTCCAGTAGAGTCCGGTAACTGATCATAGCGCCATCATAGGAATCCTCTATGATATCGTCGGAGATAGTGATGTGGCCCTCGCTACCCTGCTTAGAGTTGCCCTTGCGAGGACGGCCTCTCCATTCATTCGGCCAGAAGAACTCAGGCTCACTGTCCACGTACCGGCGGCTTATCTCATTCCACGGCATGTACTCGCTCTTCTTGAGTTGAGCCATAGCGAACAACGGCGCGGTACACCTGAAAGTGACGAAGGCATGGTTAAATGGTGAGTAGTGCTTATGATCAGCCAGATACCGAATGAGCTTCTTATCCTTATCATGTAGCTCAGGAACCATAGGGCCACCTTCTTTACCCGTATAACCTAGAGCCTCACTCTTAGCGTCATAACTCACTCTAGCCGCATCTACGACTGAGAGATCATCACCTGAGTGACGCACGTACTGAACAGTAATTTGTTCGTGATCCATTTATAGTAGTCCTCGTTTTATATTGGCATTGGTAGATTCAATCTCGCCCTCTACTGCATAGACAACCAGCATCTGAGGGTTCTTGTGGCCTGATAGAGCCATTAGCTCTCTGTCGGAGCAGCCAGACTGACTGGCATGGGTTATCCCCGTTCTTCGTAAGTCAGCTAACCAGATAGTAGAATACATCTGACTGCCATCTTTATTGAACTGACTGTGTAAAGGCACTTCAGGTAGCCCGTAGCCGTCAGCCAGCTTACGAAAGAACTTATTGCAGCGATCCTGCGTGTATGGACGCCCAGTATTTTCGTATGCGAAGATGTAATCGTCGGAGTTACGGTGCTGATGTAGATGTAACCTATCCTGAACGGCGTTGGTTACCTTGATAGACATCTGCTTGCCGGTCTTTTGCTGGATAAAGTTAGACACACCAGTACGACCGTCGATGTTGGACCACTTCATGGTGCGTACATCTACAGGTCTCTGGCAGAACTCATAGCACATGACGATCATAGTACCCATCGACGGGTAGCCCTGCTCATCACAGTACTTCACCATGCCCTTGATCTGATCGACGGTCCACATAACCTGCCTATCAGGAAGCTTGGGTATCCTGACTAAGGAGAACGGGTTAGCTTTAACTTTCCCCGCACGTAAACCCTCGTTCCAGACTAGCTTCAGCACCTTGAATGTGTGGTTGGCTTTGTGTGTAGATACGTCAGACTGTATGTGTAGCCACAATCTTTGTGCGTATTCGTAATCCACCTGTGACACAAACATCTTGCTAAACTGCTTACCGCTTATGTGTACACGTTGAACATGACTGAGATGACCGTCATAGGACCGCTTAGTAGAAGCGGCCTTGATGTTTGTGTACGCCATGCTGTCTTTATAATAGTCCACCAGCGCAGCGACAGAGCGGCTGTCTGCTCGTACCTCTACTTCTTCACCAGCTTTGTGTGCCTCGAACAGACGCTTGATCTCATAACCACGGGCATTGGCATCTCTAATACAGGTGTAGTTTTCACGAGGTTTAACATTCAGATTCGGAAAAGTCTCTAGCACTTCATCAGTAGGCCTGATGTCGTACACCCACCCACTACTTAACCTGCGCGGCCTGACGTAAGGAGCTTTAGCCATTGGACTTCTCCTTTATGTATTCTTGCCAAGGCAGAGTATAGTTGATGCCATGATACTGGCAGTAACCGATAGCAGCATACATAGTCTTTGCATCCGTACTGTCATCTATCTCTGCGTAGACACCGTCTTCCCGCATTTCTAACGTGAACCAGTAGTTCTCATCGTCGTGCCAGTGCAGTGCTGTAGCTTCATTGGTGGTGCTACAGTGCATTTGACCGATTACTTCAGTCAAACCGCCAATAGCCCATATGAATTTGCTGAATACTTCTTCTTTAGCCATTAGCCATCTCCTTCTGTAGCTTGAGTCCTTTGATAAGCATCTCTTCTGCGTCCTTCTTCTGGCCGTGCTGTAGGCGTTCTAAGGCCCAAGACACCCAGCTAGTTGCGATTGGGGATAGTTGATCAGGGTTTGGCTCTGGCTTGTGACCAAGCGCCTCAAAAGAACCCACTGCGTTATCATTCAGGAAGGCAAGCAGATTGGGCTTGTCTACCGGAACCTCTACTAGGCGCATGTCATTCTTAAAACGCTTGCGAGCATCAGCCTGAGTGCCTGACCACTGTCCTTGATTGTTTGTGTACAACTTCATGCCGCCTCTCCTATGCGTTCACGTACTGGCGTCGATAGTTGATGGTGTATGAGATACCCATTTCACCGGCATCACTGTCATGGACGTAGACAGCCTCTAGTGCGCTAGCCACGGCCTTAACCTTCTCCAGAACTACATCTTCAGTCAGTTCGGCTGCGTAGTCGAAGTTCATGGGGATGGCGGTCAGAACCTCTTGCCAGTGCTTATGCTTGATGCAGTCTTTATCCTTGGGATTAAGCTTCTCGTGCCGATGCTCATACACAAACACTACGGCATCGTTGTGATCCCAGACTTTAACCTTGTATGTCTTATCCCCAATCATGCCGCCTCTCCTGCAATCAGACCTAGCTCCAGTTGGTAGTTGGAAGGGTCAGAGGCTGGGCTGAAGGTTACAGTATCACCGGCCTTTGCAAACAGCTTTAAACTGCCGATAGATAGCAGCCTATCCCCGCGAGGTCTTAGATACAGACGTACCGGAGCAGGCCAATCATCGGCATGTGTCCATACACCAATGAAAACCAGCTTCCTACTTGGCAGGGTAGCTATGTAATCGTAGTCGTGCGGCAGATACTCTTTGGCGAATTCCACCACTGACTTGTTCGCATCGATAATGGACTTGTTCAGCATACGCTGAGTGATTTTAATACTAGCTTTCATCTAATTGGTCCTTGTTGGTTGGTTGAGTTAACAGTCTACAACAGCGCCTAACAGGCTGTCAATCAAATAAGTTAACAGTTCGATCAAGAAAATTACTTGCGCGACCAAATCATTATACACCCATAAAAATAAGGATACTCAGCCTTTTAAGCGGATAGAGTACTCATAAGGCCTTCTGGCGCTCCTGTCAGGGAGAGGAAAAAAAAATAAAAATCATTTTGCAAAATCGTTTGTTGATCAATTAGTCAGGTTATTAATTATCAATTTAACTGTTGCAATTGTTAACAGGTTTTTTGTATACTTCCGACAGGCGCTGGATTTGCGTCTATCAACCAACAAACGAAAAGGACCAATTAGATGACAATGATTGCAAATTATCCCAGCAAGAAAGCTTGCAAAGAAAGCGTAGGCAAGCCGCTCTCTTTTATTGAGACCAGTTTATTCGGTCCACAGTATAAAGGCGATGGTGAGATCACTGTAGCCAATCGCCCGCATATAACCGGACAAGGCCGCGAATGGTTTGGCATCATCACAATGGAAAACCACCTAATAAAGGCGGTCAGGTAATCAAATACTTCTTCGCCCTGTATGGGTTTTTATCGTGCTGGCTCGACGTTTTGAGCCTCATTTTAAACTGACAAACAGAAGGACCAATATGTCAAACGACTTACAAAAAATGCCAGAGGCCATATTTTTTATGGGTTTGGATCGAATGTTTAACTGGCTGGATGATCAGGCAGAAACCAACGAGCAAAATGAAAAGGACCAATCAAATGACTAAACGCACACGTAATGCCATCAAATTGAAATCAGCCAAATCCTATGCAAACGAAAAGCGCCTTGATCATGCGCTGCGCGGTTATCGGCTGGATCAATGCAATTATATCGTTGTCGAGCGTAATGACCGCATCGTGCCGATCTTCGAGGGCCGGTCAATGAAACAGTGGCAAATTGCAGAGGCGCAAGAGCGCCTGTTCATGGTTGCATAGTCGAAACAGGCCTACGGGCCTGTCGTTCTGGGGTGATGCTCAGGCCTGACGATGACAGTCAGCAACCAACGAAAAGGACCAAATAAATGACAGATGAAGTAATCCTCGAAAAGAATATTCCGCTTCCTGAAACCATTTTAGGCAAATGGGTAAACCTGACCAAGCCAATGGCCGTAGGTGACAGCCTCAAGGTTCCCAACGCAAATGTGAGCAGCATCATAAACGCGATGAAATCACACGGTTTCAAGGCCACTTGCCGCAAGATCGATGACGATAGCTCGCGCCTCTGGCGGGCTGCTTAATTAAAAAACCGGCGGCTCCATCTCTGGGGCTGCCAAGCCAACGAACAAACCAACCAATCAATGAAAGAGAGAAATATGTTAGATTTTCAAAACTTCAGCCAAGACCTCGAACTGCCAACCGCTTTAGACTTCGATCCGGTGTTTGAAGCGAGCCGACAGGACCGGCACAAATTCGTGATCGATGGAAACACCGGCAAGGTGCTGGGTCACGTAGGCGACACGTTTTCATGCGCCAGCCACCGATCATTTTTTGAGGGCGTCTGGCAACAGGTGACCGAGAACATGGACCCGTCCGACACTGAGGGCGCGCAGCTAAGATTTCAGTCTGGGCGCAATGGTGCATTCGGGATGATGGACGTCCAGTTCCCATCTATCGCAACACAGATCGAAACCGACGAACACCAGACAACCATCAAGCAGCGTATCATTGCCTTGCACTCGATCGATGGTGGCTCTGGCTCGAACACAACGCTATTCGGCGCGATAGATGCGTTTTGCCTCAATGGCATGGTCTCAGGCGAACACTCGAAGGTGCGCCGTAGGAATAGCAGCCAGTTTTCAATGGAAGGTTTCATTAAGCAGCTTAGGACAGCGAAGAATGATTTTTATGCCGACAGCGCACGGCTGAAAGTATTTGCCCAAACCAGCCTGACTGATGGCACCGTAAAGGCGCTGCTCAATTCTATGATGGCTCCAAAGCCCAACCCCGACAGCAAGCGGCAAGTCGAAAACAAAGCAGACAAAATGTATTCGCTGTATCAGTCAGAGGCCTCAGTCAGAGGAAAAAATAAGTTCGCCTTGCTCAGCGCTTGGACCAATTACGCCACCTATGCCGATGATCGAAACGGCTTCGCTCTGCGCCAGACTGATGCCGCTAATCAGAACCGCGCAGCCAATATGATGCAGCGTGAATTAGAGGTTAATAAGTGGATCTCTGACAACCGTTTTCTGGAGGCAGCATGATGGGAAAAAGCTTCAAACATAAGTCTGATTTTATGACCGGCCAGTTTTCATATGCATCCACCACCCCAGCCCGCAGCCGTCGAACTGAGAGACGCCGGTTGCTGGCATTGCAAAGAAAAGCAGCCAAGCTAAACCGATCAATTGACCGGCTGGAAAAAGTTACCGGCTGACCAGTAAATTCTCCCCTGAACTGGCCCTGTCTTCGGATGGGGCTTTTTTTTGGCAAAATTACCCCGAAAAAACCGAAAATCGCCACTGAGTGGGGTCTAGCAGATTTCATGAACTCTAAGTCGCAGAACCTGCTAACTCACTCAGTGGCGCTTATATGCGCTCTACAGGCCTGTTAACTTATCGCGGTCTGTTAACATTTAATTGTGGACATAATTAATTCAGACATGTTAACAGGGGTGACGGGCATCTGTGCCTGAACAAAACCAACCAACGAAAGTGAGAGACCAATGACCAATCAACCAAACCCCAATCTGCTAAATGAAATGGCGCAAGATATTATGCTGATGGAAAACGGGATGCGGGCAGTCGCGCTGCGCTCTGTTAAAGAGGGTGAATATTTCAGACGCAAGCCAAACGCTAAAGGCGAATTTATCCGCAACCACTACAACCCAAAATCCCAATATGGGATGCCAGCCTTTGCCAATTTCTCATGCACTTCGGCTGACGATGTTTGCAAGGAAATATTCCTGAAGCCTGACACCATCGTTTATGTAGAGGTGTGATCATGTACGGCATTAGAGAACCTCGCATCACTAGCTCAAACACTGAAACAGCTTTCGAGGCGTTCATGGAAGCCGTGAAGTTTGACTTCATGTTCATGGGTGAAAAGGACGGCGTCTATTACTTCAAACACGCCGAAACCCGCTACACCATCCAAATCCCAAAGCAGGAGGGTTGATCGATGAAAACCATCCAAAAAAATATCGGGCCGGATTATAAAATTTCCATCCATGAAAGCGCAGCCGGTAATTGGGAGCTTGCCTTGATCGATGAGCTAAGAGATGATTTCTTCGAAAACCAATTTGTAGCGCCTCAATTCTGGGCATGGTCCGAAGACGGGTTAAAGCGGCTTTATCTTGATGGTCAGGTCTTCGAAGACGATGACATCATCCACTGCGTTCGTATCGATCAACTGCCTGATCTGTGGAAAGCAGCCCGCTCGTATGCTTTTGCGATGTCGATGGCAAAGGCAAAAGAGCAGCGTGACCAGCCGGTGACCGTGTCGAGAGTTCGAGCGTGATCGATCCAATCAAAACAATGCGGTGGCTCAATAGAGCCGCTGCTTCACTGGTTGCGGTCTTGTTCGTGATCAATCTCATCAATTTATTCTGGAGCATTTTCTAATGGAAAAACTATTTCTCGAAACCACCACCGGCACACAAGCAGCCCAGTGGTCAGCCCAAGTGCAATTCGCTGAAGTGCAGGAGCCTATCGACATCGAAAGAGATGCCGACATAGACAGCATTGTGATGGATGAAATCGGCCACTTGCCCAACGCAGCCGCTTGGATCTGGAGCAGCAAATGATGGAAGCGCAAAACCGCTCCGCAGCCGTCAGCCTCGAAGCTTTGCCTGACAGCGAACTTGAGCATCTGACCAACGAACAGATCATATCGATCTGCAATTTGCATGACTGGCATCAGGTAAAGCAGCCGCTTTGTGAGTTCCTACTATCAGCCCAGCCTCAACTAGGTTTTAACGATGGAAGCGTGATGGTGAACACCGGCCTCATGTGGGTGGGCATCGAGGCTGATGGATCGAGGCATTCCTGATGTTAGATTTTAGAAAACGCCAGATGCAAGGCGTGACCGGCATCAGAAAACGCCAAAGGCAATTGGTCCAGATTTTAAACACAAAAGCTTTTCGTGAAGAGGGCTTGGACGGTTTAAAACCTAGCACCAAAGAATTGCTTTTTGCCTTAATCGATTTTTGCAGCATGTATGAGAAATTTCCCTCAGGCAAAGATTTATAAGCCCAAACAAACAAACCAGAACAACCGGCTTTCGAGCCGGTTTTTTTGTGTCCGATGACCAGAATGTAGTATGCTCTGAGAGGCGCTGTGAGCCTCACACAGTAGCCAAACAGTTAACTGGCATAATTATACCCAAAACAATTGCACCTACTCAGTGGCGCTTATATCGCCTGTCAGAGCTATATAGATTTCGGGGCAAACACCCTGTCAGAGGCTCAGAGAACGCCGCACAGAGCGGCAAGCAAGGCGCAGCATATCGGTGGTCATGGGCTGATAGATGACGGCTGCGGGCGCAGATATGGCGCGGGCTGATGTAGGCTGCTCAGGCTGGCTGTTCGAGCCGGTGACTGAGGGCAGGCAGGAAGGTGGCAGAGGGTACACCGGCAAGGCCCGCGCTCGCGTCATATGCACCCGTCACGCTCTGGCTTGGGGCTGGCTGCTCAGAAAAAACCGGCTGGAAGACAGTATTTTTTAAGCCGTTTGCAGAAGCTGCCATTATTTTTATGAGAGATTTATTCCAAGCGTATGATTTTATTACACAAATCACGATCAGCCTATGAACTATTCAGTCACCGGTTTATATTTTATCTAATAAAATCAATGGCTTAAAGAAATCAGCCCAGATCGACGGCCAGCGCAGCCGACCCTGCATGTGCCACCCCCCCCGGTACTGGGTCCGTATACAACTCCCACCTATTTTTAGAAAATAGCAACTGTAAATGGCCCCCAGCCGATTACTCCAGCAAATAATCCGTCAACGTACTACTCCTGTAGTTAGCAAATTAGCAAAGGCACTTGTAAAGTGTTGCTAAGTTGTATATACTTGGGGCATATTTTATTTATTGATTTGGATTACTTATGTCTAACCAAGATGATTGCGGAGAAGACGGCGTATTATTCCCTGACGGGTTGACCTTCTTCTTGGACCACGACTTACAGGTCACCGATAATGGATCACTCTACTTGCAGACTACTCTAGAGATAGGCGACTTGGAGAAGGTTGTGATCAATAAACCGTTTTGGGAGATTACTCAGTTTTTAATCGACCATGCGGAAGATGACTATCAGGAACTCTATGCGATAGCTAACGAGCTAATTAGGGAAGCTGATAGGTTAAAGGACTTAGCTCAGACGATAGAAGATAGCGACCACACGGTGGCTGATCTTTTTGACACTGACTATGACCCAACAGCTTAGTCTATTTTCCCAAGACGAAGTACCTACAGAAGAAGTCCTCAGTAAGTGCTGCGTAGCTTGTGGTGAAGACAAGCCGTTATCTGACTTTCCTATGCTCAGGCGGGGTATAGGTGAGCGGAATACGCTTAGGTCTGTCTGCAAGGAGTGTCACTCTAAGGCGGTGGCTGTGGTGGGAGACTACCGTAAGAAGAACCCTCTCCCGCAGGATCATTGCTGTCCACTTTGTGGTAGGGATGAGAAGGCATTTCATAGAGAGGGGCGCTACCGGACCCAGTCTCCCTTTTCAGTGGATCATAATCCTGAGACTCTGAAAGTCAGGGGCTGGATTTGTAATCCGTGCAATAGTTCGATGGGCCTAGCCAAGCACTCAATAGACGTATTGAAGAACATGATTGATTACCTGAAAGCATAGCGGGTATTCGCCTTATCTATCTACTACCTAGTTGGCGTAGTTGGTATAATGATACCACATACAGCTAAGGAGATAGATATGTTTGGAAAGATGTTTGCAGTGATGGTCCACACCTTTGTAGGTGACGCAGCCATAGTCAAGAAGATGCAGGATATGCAGCAACGGCGGGTAGACTACTGGCAGTTGAAGAACCTGTCAGACAAACAGTTGAAGGATATGGGAATTAGTCGGGGAGAAATCTACCACAAGGTCTACGGCGGGTAGATTACTTAGAGTAAACTACTACACCCCATACTAGGGTGAGTTAGGCTATCTATATAGTTAACCACTCAACCGACAATTCATTATACAAATTAATCAGCTAGTTGTCAATAAAAATACTTAACAGGCTGATTAATTAAGCCCTTGACCGAGGGCCATATAAAATGTTACAATGAAGGGGTTAGTTAAATTATGACATTTAATCTGTACTATATTCGTGCAGCGATCCAAGAACGAACAGGACAGATCCTGAAGTTCGATCACATCAGAAGATTACTACTGGAAGAAGGCCTGATCTCTGAAAAGGAGTTGAGGGATAATCCCTTAGCCCAAGAGTTCGACGGCTACGGGAGATACTTCGCCACAGAAGACTGTTCAGTAGATGTTCCATTAGATCCAAAGAGATTCATACCAGAGTTATTAGAAGAGGAGTTCGATGATGAAAGGTAAGAAGTGTGGGGCCGACATGCCCCCAGCAAAGCAGCGTACTATGCCTAAGTTTAACATGGGCGGTATGGCTATGAAGAAGAAGCCAGCTATGAGCTACGGCGGCATGGCTATGAAGAAAAAGAAGAAGTAATGTTTATCGGTGCGTTACTGGTATGTGCGTCTATGACAGACGTAAAGACCTGCGACGTTAAGATGAATACTGAAAACCTGTACGAGACTAGGCGAGAGTGCGTACAGGAAATGCAGGGAGTAGCTAAGTACGTTTTCGATATGCTTGAGCTTAACGCTAGGCCGTACTGCTTCCCGATAGGACAAAATCACATCTAGTTATTTCTTCGGGGGGAGAGATGATAGCAGAGACACTGGCGGTAATAGGAGCCGCCAATGCCGCTATCGGTCAGGTAAAGACACTGATCGGGCATGGACAAGATATATCTGCTATGGGGCGACAGCTAGGGGCAATCCTTACCGCTGAGGAGACCCTAAAGGCGCAGGGTGAGCGTAAGAAGAAGAGTTTATTCTCTGCGGCTCTAGGCAAGGACGAGAACTCTTTCGAGGAGTTTCTGCACCTAGATAAGCTCAAGCAAGCACGTAAGGAGATTGAGTCTCACATGCGCTTGTACGGGCGTCCGGGTCTCTACGATGACTGGGTAAAGTTTCAGGCTCAGGAGCGTGTTCGTAAGCGGGAAGAAGCTGAGGAGCAAGCTAAGGCCAGAGCATTCCTAGTCGAAGTTTTTCAGTGGTGCGTAGTGGTTGTACTAGTTGTCGGTGGATGTGCTGGGTTAATTTGGTGGGCTTGGGTAACCAGTGGCCGGTGAAACTCTCATAAGCCACTTCCCGCTGCCTTCGATGC